GGCTTAAACCCGATTCGTTTCACAAACTTTTTTTGATCTACTCGCTCGTGAGATACGCGAGTGGTCAAAAAGCCATGTCTCTCAAACACCGGCTCAAGGAAAGCCCTGACCGAGTCACGCATGCTGGCCCTTGGCTGCCAGTCAGGGGCAAGAGCAATGTGCACTTCAGTCCCTTTGGCCACCATGGTCCAAACAAGCCGGTCTTCAAAATCGAACTGAAGAACTTCCCAGTCAGCAAAGTAGTCAAGGATCTGGTACCTCGACAACGCAGTGCCCTTGCGAACCGAGGAGATGATCGGTTCAAGAAGGGCTTCGCGTGTCATGACAGACCGGTCAACAGATCTTTAAGCCCTTTGATTCCCGACGTTGCGCTGAGAATCTCAAGCGAATTCTGCAAATAGGCTTTCTGCATGTTGACGGCCGCCTGCTTCGGCGTAACAGGGGGCGTACCCGTAGCGTCTTTAACATCAGCGCTGAGGTCTGGGTTGGCCATGAGGTCGGCGATGTTCTTGGACACTTGCTGGAAGACGTCGTTTGCGCTGGCCGATGCCTGTATCTGGTTTTTGTAAGCGGCCTCTGTTGCAGCCAAGGTCGCGCGGGTAGACGCGTCGATGTTCTGCAGTTCGATCTTTGTCTGAGCGTCGGCGTTCGACAGGGCGAACTTCATCGACTGGTCCATCATGTTCTGGACAGTGCTGTTGAGAGCGGTGGCGTATTGCTTGGAGACGTCGGTCTGGTTGGCAGCCGTGACTTGGGCGGCCTGATTCTGGGCTGCCGCATTGGCCGCCGCCGCTTGATTGGTCGCGCCGGCCGTGAACTGTGCGGCCTGATTGGCCGCGGCTGCGTTGGCCGCGGATGTCTGGCTGGCTGTACCCGCGCCAAATTGCATGGCCTGATTTTTCGCAGCTTGGTTTTGAGCTTCGGCTTGGTTGGCCGCAGAAGCCGTGAATCCGAGAGCCTGATTGCCGGCTGCCAAGTTTTCTGAGCCGGCTTGGTTCTGAGCGTTGGCTGTAAAACCAAGGGCTTGGTTGCTTTGGCCGGCGTTGAACTGGGCCAACTGGTTTGCAGCGTTGGCGTTGACCTGAGCTGAGTTGGCAAAGGTGGCCGCGTCTTGTGTGGCGATCGGGAGCGCTGCCGAGTAGACGGCCTTCTGGCCCTCTCCCAAGGCCATGCTCGAGTTGACCAAGCCTCGCGAGTTCATCTGAGCCAATGAGTTGGCACGGGCTTGCTGGAGCAGGGGCGAGTTGGCAGCAATCAGGCCGCCGATCTGTCCTTGAACTGTTTGGTTGTTGTCGACGTTCCAGTTGGTGCCAAGGGCCCCGGCCGCGTCGTATCCGGCCGCTGTTCGCGAACCCGCGTTGTAACCTTCGCCAGTCATGGTGCTGGCCGTGTATCCAAACGGGTTGGCGTCGGTAGCCTTGTAACCAGTTGCGCCAGACGTCGCCGCGGTGTATCCAGTGGCTTGAGGTGCGGCGATCGCGCTCGTAGCGTTGCCGAGCAGGGTTGCCCCTGACGTGGTGTTTAAATCAAACGGGTTGTTTGCTGTTGCCATATTCGCTCCACAAATAGGAAAGCCGCACTAGGCGGCCTATTGCGGGCGCAGTGGCCCCGCAAAGATTTTACATTAAGAACAGGGCGCGTTCATCATTTCTGCGCTTTACCAGTCCGGGCAGGATTTTGCCCCCGCCCCTTGTGAATTTCAGAAACTCGTCCGCCGCTTCTTCGATCTCTCCGCGAAGAACCTTTTGACGGAGCGTTGATCGCTGAACTCCTCCCAGACCGAGATTAAAAGCAAAGCTGACGAGAGCATCAAACTGGCCTTGGGTGAGAACCACGGGAAAGAGCTTGGCAACCCCAACCTCAAATCGCTGAAGATCGCGGCCAAGAATTCCATCTACTTCTGCCTTTGAAAACGTGCGGTTATCTGCTGCCGCAAGTGGGAAAGCGTCTCTTTGATCCAAAGGTAAGCGACCTTGATCTGGGTAAAGGACATGACCTACTCCAATCGTAAAAAGACGCGCTGGGCATCGGTACGGTTTAAATCGAACACCCTCGTGGTGCTTGATCATCTCCTTGCAACGGGCAGAGACTTTCAATCCTTGCCGCCTTTGAATGCCCGGCCGCCGAAGTGGAAGCTGATGATCGATGCAAAGATGATCTGAGTGTCAGAGTTCCACAACTTGGTGAGCAGAACATCGAACGCCACCCCGTGGTTCCAAGCGTAGACAAACCCGCCGACTTCGACGAAGGTAAATAGCAAGAAGAAGCCGTAAGTCAACAGGGGCCGGACACCGGCCCGGAGATTGACCATCCACTGGCTGGCGCCCTGACCTATGGCGATGTCGTGCGCGTACAAGGCCGCTCGTTCTGATGCCTCTGCCTCGATCATCTGCCCTTCGATCTTGATCTCCTCGACCCTTTGCTGGGCTTCGTACCCGGCCTTGCGCATCTCCAGCTCTCGCTCGATCTGCAATTGGGCCATGGCCATCTCATGCTTCTTGTCTGCCCTGTCTTGGAAAAAGCCAAGCAGCTTTGGCAAGCCCCCGGCGAGGAAGGAGATCAGGGTCGAGAGTAGGGTTAGCATGGTCAGCCTTTCAAGTCAAAACTCAGGTTTGCATGGCGTGGGTACTGCACAACGCGCTCACCCTCGGGGCATTTGTATTTGATCGTTGCCAGAAGGGTGGCTGTGCCGGGTGCAATCTTTTCTTTTTGCACCATAGTCAATTGGTAGGTAAACGTGTCAATCGTTGGCCCTGCTGGGCCGCTGAATTTGCTTGCCGTTGTCGTTGCCTCGTGCACCATACCTGCTGCGTCACGGATGCTTGGGGTAAAACTCTCAACAGAGCAATCATCACGCTTTTTAATCCGGGCCACTGTCACATTGATAGGTTGCCCTGCCGCCGCTGTGATTTTAAAATGCTCTGGTGACCACTCAAGAATGGCTCTGTCAAACCAACCAAACTTGTCTGCCAACGTGTACCCGCCGCCAATGGCTGCAATGCTGGCTGCGACTGCCCCGATGGTTTTGGTTAAGTCGATCATGTGTCCCCCACGAGTTGCCACGTAAACCACGCGGTTAAACCAATCACTACAGCCACCAATGCAGCCCACAGGCCAAAGGTCAGGATGTCGTTAATCTCTTTAGCCCTCAGTGCCTTGGCCTGAGCCTTCTCTGCCTCTGCCTTTTTGCGCTCAGCCACCATGCGGTTACGCTCCAGCATCAGGGCGTTCCAGACATCGTCATTGCCTGACCAGATCAGCATCTGCTTCAGCTCGTTCTCTGCGTCTTGGAGCTGCTTGAGCTGCATCACCGTCTCAAACGCCACTGCCGTATCGCTCTTGCCAAAGCCCTTTGGCTTCTTCTTGACCGACGCCTTGGCGATAACGTCCTTCGCCTCGAAGAACTTCATCAGGTCGCCGCTGATGCCATTGATGTCCTTGCCCATCTTGATGGCAGCTTGTATCCCTTTGATGGCTCCTTGGGCTACAGCGAATGCGGTTAGCGGATCGATCATTTGTCCCGCCTGTTCCACATTTCAAATAGCGTTTTGATCTTGTCCTCCAAGACAGCTACCCGCAGGTCCAACTTTGCCAAGACGATGATCAAGGTGATCAGCGCCAGCAGGATGGGCCATGCTTTTGCGAGGACGTCGAAGAAGTCCACTTCATCTGCCCAGCGTCAGAGATGCGTAAACGATAGCGGACATGGAGACGATCAAGACGCCAGTGGTCTTCATAATCACACCCTCAAGCCGCTTGAGCCGAGCATTGATCTGTGCATAACGTTCTGCACAAACGGCCTCATGGCTCGTCAATCGGATGTCTATATCGCTCATGGTGCGTCAGGCCAAGTAATAGTCCAAGGGAATCCAGCCTGTGCTGGGATGTCTCGCAAGGCTTGGCAGTAATCTTTCCACGCCTGTGAAGGTGTCATATCACTGCGAAACCGCCAATCAGTCTCAGTCAGCTTGTCATCCCGGCTGGTGCGTACCGCCTTGGCTTGCTCTGCGTCCTTGCTGGCCTTGTAAGCAGCCTCTTGCTCGGCAGCAGTAGTAGTTACACCATCTACAACTTGGTCTAAGAAGACAGGGCCGAGGATGTACTTGGTGTACCACTTGCCATCAATCTGCTCAACACCAGACGCTTGGCTGTATTGGTAGACCGTCCCGCCAGAGGCTTGTGGTCCTTCAAAAACCACATCAGCACCCAGTGCTGTCAAGACCTCGGTTGTTGTTGTGTCCCACGCTGGGCCACCATTGGCTTTTTGGTATGCACGAAACTCTGCCTCGTACATGACCGCGCCTGTTTGTGTTCTGATTTGCATAGTGTGTCCTTTAAGCCACGGAAAGGAAAATGTAGCTTGCTGATGTGACGTTGATGTTTGTCGCTGAAAGCTGGTTCACCACAAAGCCTGTGCTGTCGGTATCCACGCTGTCGTCTGTCGTTACTTCAGCGGCTGATGTGTTGAGGCTGAGGTGTGGGTCATTACCAGCTACGATTCCCCTTGCGCTGTCCCATACATACCAATCACCCGTTGAGTCAGTGCGCTTGATGAGTACGAACCTCGCCCCGCCTGTGAAGCCACAGTTGATAGTTTGGGTTGTGCCGTTGCCTGTGTAGCTGCCTACTTTGGAAACACCAGCGCAGGTTGCGAAGAGGTAGGCTACGAATGTGTCCGCGCTTTCATTTGTGCTATTGTTTGTTCCCACTGTAAACACTGTGGACGTTGGCGAAGTGTCGTTCCAATAGGTTATGTCGTCTACCGTTGCCGCTGTTGTGTTGAGAACAAGGTAATCTGTGTTGTCTGCGTTGGCATACACCGCCCATGCGCGACCTGTTGCATCAGAACGATTCTTCACAATCATCAACTCAGGCACAACAGTCAGATTGTGCGTTACAGTTCTGTTTGCTCCCGTCCCCGTATAGCAAACAGTATCCATAAACGATGGCGCACGTCTCATTAACCAACCATATTGATTTGCGTTTGCTCCTGTACTTGTAAACATACCATTTTGGTAGTCCCAAGTTACATTGGCATCGCTATCTTCTGCAACATTATAATTTGGATATAAAGTTTTAGCGCCTTGCAAGCGTGTGTGAAAATAGTTGTCACTTGTTCCTGTTATCTGTCTTCGATAGGCAAAATCAACAGGAAAGCTACTTACATAAGCTGGGTTAGTACCTACGCTTGTTGTAATGTTTAACACACTCGTCCCCAGCGTAGGCACTTTCATCGGGCCACGGCGTATGGCTATGTAGATGTAGGTATCGCCAGACCTATTTGTAAGCGAACCATATGCTCTACCAACAGCAATACCTGTAGGAGTTATTGCGATAGCGTTTTCACCACCTTCTGCACTTGATGTATTTGGCTGTAACCATTTGCTGTCACCACCAGTTCCTGTTGCGTTCCCTAACCATCCTCGCATAGTGTCATAAATTTGCCAGTTTGTTTCTGACAAGCCAGAAGCGTTACTAGCATTTTTCCACAGAATCCATTGAGGCTCATAGCCCAATGTAATTGCTCTGTTTGCTGTTTCGTCCCCTGTATAACCTCCACACGAAATCACATTGTCCGTACCCGTCAGGCCAAAGCCGCCTGCGTCATGGGCGAATAGGTAGGCTACGTAGGTTGAACCAGAGCCATTAACACCGCTGTCGCTTCCAAGAGTTAAATCAGTTGCGCTAGGGATTGTGCTATTCCAAAATATACCGCCATCAGAAAAAGCCTCACTGGTGCTATTTATTTGAATGTATTGAGTGCTTGTTAACGCTCTGTGCCAACAAATCCAATTGTTTACATTGCTTGTTCTTTTAACAACAACAAATCCCGGTGCAGAGCCAAGATTATGGGGAATTTGCCGACCAGCAGTACCATTTCCAGTCCACGTCACAATATCAAAAAACTTTGGCTGCTTGCGGAATGTCCATGAGACGTAGGTTCGTGCCGAAAATCCACCAGTTACAAATCCCGTAGACGTAAATGACTGAGCGCCTTGGCCGCTGCCAAAATCATTGGCGGCTGTGGTGTCTGATTTTAAATTGACATCGCCGCCCCGCACGGTGTCCACAAGAAAGTTGCCTTGAACGTCACTTCTGCACTTAGTCCAAACCAAACCACCCTTGGTAGACAAGTCAATACCGTTGGTAATAGTTTGATTTGAGCCTGTCCCAGTAAAAAGAAAGCAAGAAAACACGTCCTCAATGTAGTTAGCAGCAGCCGCCTGTGCAAACTCACCAAAACCTTGGGCCGATGCCGCACCCCTTGTTTGTACTAATGGCATATCAGTCCTTATGCAAACTTGGTCTGCGAGGCAAAGACAGTGAATGCCGCACTGCCCGTCTTGACGATGGTGTACATATAGACGTCGACCGAACTTGCGTTACCAGCCGCTGGTGCTGTACCGCCTTGATACTTGGGAGTCACTGTTGTGCCATCTACCTGCACCACATTGTTGTAGTAAGCAGTCGAGCCTTGCGTGACAAGGAAAGCCACAGTCACAGACTGGCCCGTAGTCATGGCAGTGTTCAACGATGTACCTGATGACGCCCTGAAGTTGACAGTCCAGTTGGCACTTGCGTTGCTGGTGTAGTACTGGACAGACTGGGTGGTGACATCGTAGTTGATCGTGCCTGTGGCCGCTGTTGCTGATACTGTCGCCACCTCTGCCGTGTCGTTCAAAATCATCGCTAGTGCTGATGATGTACCGCTGAAGGTCTTTGTGCCAGTGAAGGTCTGGGCTGTAGATAGACTTGCCACATCAGACAGGGTGTTGCTACCAAAAGCAATGGTCTTGTTGGTAAGCGTAGATGTTCCCGTCAATGTGACAAGGTTGGTTGGCGTGATGATGTCAGATAGGGTTGTCATGGCTTACTCCTGAGTGGGCCAAACGACAGTGTTTGGGAACCCTGCTTGTGCTGGTACATCGCGCAATGCTTGGCGGTATGGGGCATATTTATCTTTAGTGGCTTGGGGCGTATCAGCACCCTGAGTCCAGTCCGTTGCAGCTAGTTTGGCACTGCGCTCTGCCCTAACTTCTGTGGCTTTGCGGGTGTCTGAGCCAGCATCCCATGCTGCTTGGTTTGCTTCCCATTCTGCTTCTTCTTCAATAGTAAAAGGAATGTTGCCTTCTGATGTTGCGTGATATCTCATGTTGAGTCCTATGAATTGGCAATGCCGTAGAGACGGAAGACGCCGGAGGTGATGGTTCCACTAGATGGCAAAAACCTAACCCCTGTCACAGCGCCAGCAACAGTGTTACCACCTAAGAAAGCCCCACCCTGCAACACATCCGAAGAATCCCTCGTGTAGACTACCTCTCCCGTTACCATATTTCGTAGTGTTGCGCCAGAGGGCAAATATACTTTCATCGTAAAATTAAGACCTTCATTTGTGACATTGCCGACGGAAGCGGCTATACCAATAGAGCTTGTAGCGTTGGCGGTTGCAGCATACGTTGTGCTGCCTGAAGCAACTTGCATGAAATGTCCTTTGTAGTCCGTAGTCGAATACGAACCTCCTATTTTCAGGCGACATGAAAAGCTGCCTCCATCGTTTGAAATAACAATGCCGCTACCAATTATCAAATACGCATCGTAAGTGCTACTGAAGGTTGTTTCCATATCAACCGTAGCCGATGCGCTTGCAGTGACAGTAGAGAGCAGGGTTAATGCCCCCGAACTTGGGGTAGCCCACGATGGCAATCCAGACCCAGCACTGGTCAGCACCTGTCCGTTAGTCCCTGCAGCACCAGCAAGGGTCAATGCTGTTGTCAAGTTAGCTGATGCAATGGTTGGCGCAGTCAGCGTCTTGTTGGTGAGAGTCTGTGTCCCGGTCAGCGTAACAGCAGTGCCGCCGTTGCCGCCAATCTGTGCAAACACTTCCCAGCTTGCTGTGCCAGAACTGTTGTAGACAAACTGAACAGACGCCCCGCTGATGTCGCAAACCAAGTCCTGCGCCACATCAGCTATGTTGTTGCCGTTGCGCCCTACGGTGAGGTTGTTTGTCCCCCAAGTACCCGCTGCATCAGCAACAATGACCTGAGCGCCGTTAGCTGGAGACGCTGGCAGGGTGACAGTGAACGCCCCGGCAGTCGTGTTGGTCAGCACACCGTCGTTAGCGGAGGCGGTGTAGTTGGACGTTTTGGTGGTGGTGTAAACAATGCCACCCGCCGCTGGTGCACTGGACGCCCAAGTGGTCCCATTGCTTGTCAGCACATTGCCCGTGGTGCTTGGCGCTACAAAGGTGGGTGCTGATGTGCCGTTGCCCAAGATGACGTTGTTGGCTGTGAGGGTGGCCAAACCCGTACCGCCGTTGGCTACAGACACAAGCTGTGCGGCTGCAAATGTGATGGCGCCGGTCATGGTGCCGCCAGAAAGGGCTAGGTACCCACTGGCCGGTAGGTAGGCAGCCAGCCAAGCCGAGCCGCTGTACACGCGCATCTCGCTGACCGTGGTGTTGAAATACAGAGCACCTGTCAGCAGTGCGTTGCCGTCGTTGTCCAGAGCCGGGTCGGAAGCCTTTGCTCCAAGGTACCGGTCATCAAACGAGTCGAATGACGCAGCCGCGGCCGTGGCGCTGCCAGAGGCAGCCGTTGCACTGCCGGCCGCTGCCGTGGCGCTGTTGCCCGCGTTGGTCTCGCTTGTCGCCGCAGCAGAAGCCGAAGCCGCCGCGCTGGTCGCGCTGCCCAGAATGCTGTCTACGTAAAACTTGGTCGCGCCATCTTGGTTGGCCGTTGGGTCAGCCAAGCCGGTGATCTTGTTTGCGCCCATAGCAATGGCGCCTGACATCGTGCCGCCAGTTTTGGCCAGCAGACCAGACACCGTGGTGTCGACCTCGGTCTTGGTGTAGGCGTTGGTGATGCCGTAGCCCGCAAGGGTCGTCGGGTTTGTGCCGGCAGTCACGCGGCCGTAGGTGTCCACGGTCACAGACGTGTAGGTGCTGGCGCCGACCCCAGTGGTGGCCAAGTCGATGTTGTCCGAGTTGACAACGATGCGGCTGCTGGACGCCGTGCCAACGTCCAAGGTGTTGCCGGTCTTGGTCAGACCCGCGCCAGCGGTGATCTGGCCAGCTCCTGAGAACTGGACCCAAGTCACCGCAGTTGATCCAAGGGTGCCCCCGGCGTCGATTGTGCAGACCCATCCGCTATCTGCGTTGGCCGTGCCGGATTCGACAAAGGTGAATGCCGACGTCAGTTCCACCCAAGTGTCGGCGTCGGTGGACCGGGCCCATGTGCTGGCAGCAACCACGTAAATGCCGTTGTTGGCCGAAGTGCTTTGGTCTTTAACCAGCACCCGGTCGCCGGCAATTACTGCGACTCCGTCGATCGTCTGGGTGCCGGACAGGGTGATGCTGGCCGTGGTCGCAACAACGCAGGAGGCTTTTGCATCCAGCCCTTGTGCGGTGTTGTCAACGTAGTTCTTGGTCGCCGCGTCTTGTGCGGCCGTAGGGTCGCCAAGGCCCGTGACCTTGCTGGTGCCCATGGCAATGGCGCCTGACATCGTGCCCCCGGTCAAGGCCAAGCGCAACGCGACAGCGGTGTCAACGTACCCTTTGTTGGCCGCGTCAGTGGATCCGGACGGCGTACTCAGACCGGTGATCGTGCTGCCCGTGGCCGAGTTCATGTCCAGAGAGCCGTTGATGGTGACGTCGGCAAACGTCGACGTGCCGGTACTGGCGGTCACATTGCCTGTCAGGTCGCCTGTGACGTTGCCGATTACGTTGCCGGTCACACCGCCGGTGACGTTGCCGGTCAAGTTGCCAGTGAACCCGGAGCTGGCGCTGGCGGTGGTGAACGCGCCTGTTGAAGCGGTCGTTCCACCGATCGGAGTACCGTTTATCGTACCGCCAGTAATCACAACGCTGGAGCCGAGAATTGAGTTGCCGGTGACCGTCAGATTGGTAAAGGTGCCAGCCGCAGCCGTGGTCGCGCCGATCGGCGTGCTGTTCAGGGTAGATGAGGTGATGGCCAGAGACTGAAGCGCGGATGACGCAATCAAAGCCGTGCCGGCCGAATTGACCATCGCCACCTTGTAGCCGTTGGCGGCCAAGGTTGGAAGCAGGTCAAAACCGACAGTGATGCTCTCCAGCTCATTGCGCAGCGTCGCCGACGCACCGGGTGAGTTTGGAGTCGGGTACGTGGTGTGCGTGTAGTAGGGGTTGCTCATCTGAGTCCTCGGCGTAATGTGTAGTGCACGATGACGCTGTTCACCGTGAAAGGCTGAAGGAGATCTGAGTTCGAGGAAATCCGAATGGCCATGTTTTCAGCGGTCCCGGTAACTTCGATTTCGGACGGCGAAACGTCAGATCCGTCCCACACGAAATTATCCCAAATCATCTCGTCCCAGTAGCTGGACCTCAAGTCGTTCTGGTAAGACAGATCGACAGGCTGGGTTATGGACTCCTTGCGGTAGCCCAAGTCGTATCCAAACTGAATCTCGGCGTAAGAGTCACCGGTTATCTCGACCGACGCCTTGCGGTACCGCTTCAAAACGCGTGGCGATTTCGTTGAGTTGTAGACCAAGTTGATGTTGGCCGCAATGGTCCCACCGTCAAAACTGGTCCCCGCGTCCATCTGGTAGACAAAGCCGTTTCCAGATCCGAAGAACTGCACCGTCCCGCCGCTGGGGGCCTCACCGTCAACGCAGCAGTTGATGGTGTGCGCAAACTGAACCGGCATGCTGCCGAGTAGGTTGGCGTTTGTGATGGTCAGGTACAGGGCGGAGCCGTCGGAGAAGAAAACCCGGTACTGGCCTTTGTCTCGGTTGACTGAGCTGCCAACGGCCAGTGCCCGGTGCGCTTCAATGAACGGCCGAATGTTCATGGTCAGCGAAGCTGGCACGAAGTTGCCGAAGTTCAACGATGTGCTCATGCTGATGACACCTCGGTCGTCAAGCACGTAAGACTGGTCCAAGTTCTGCGCGGTGTATGCGTAGGCGCCGGTGCCGGTGTTGAACGCCGACAGTTGAAAGTTTGCGGAGCTTGTGCCGTACAAGACCGACGTGTCCTGACGCGTGTAAACGCCCAAGGCGCCACTTGATTGGTTACCCGGCAGGATCAGCAGGTTGGTGATCTCTGCGTTCATGGCGATCTCGCCAGCGCCCAGCAAAGGGGTCCATTGGTACGGATAGCCCAAAGCGCTGAATTGCAAAGAAGCGCCGAAGCTCAAAAACAAATGCTGCTTGTGGAAGCAAATGTGGTTGGGCGTATCCACGGTCATGCCGGTGCGAATGGGCACGTAAGTCGTGCCGTCAAATTCAAATGCGTTGTTCTTTCCGTCGCACCCGTACATTTTGTAGTTGGCTGTGCCGCCGCCGAAGTTGGCGATCACGGTTTCGTAACGGCCGCTGGGTGCCAAAGTGATTTGCACAGGTACGGTCAAGACGTGGGCGTAGGTTGTAGCGCCGATTCGCAAATTCTCACCAACCGTAAAGGTCCCGGTAACGGTAGACAAAATCAATTGACCGGCCGCATCGCTTGAAGCGTAGGTGCCGTCTTCAAGAACCGTGCGGGCCACCACACACGTCGCCCCGCTGGACTGACCGGTCAAGGTGACGCCGTCTGCGATCGCCAAGACGCCGCTATCAAAAGACATGGTCTTGCCAAGGGTAACGGCAGTCCATCCCGAAGATGTCGACTTGTGCATGACCGAAGCTGTTGCACCGGCGTTGTTTCGCCATGCGTACAGGGTGCCGTTGTAGTAGCCCACGCCGAGCACGGATCCGGATCCCGGCACGGCGGTGATGTCGGCCCGGTAGCTGTCTGCGGCAAGGTTGCGGTAGGTCACGTCCAGCAGGCCGTCGGCTGATACCCCTTGCACATACGTGATGTCGCCCACATTGGTCGAGCTCACCGAGATGCCTTCTGTGGACAAGAAGGTGCCGGTCTCTCGGGTAATCACCACGTCGTTGCCGGTCCGCGCGATGACCACGCCGGTGGCTGCGGATGACAAGCCGACGATGGTGTTGCCGACGGCGACCGTGCCGGTCAGTGCGCAGACAAGAAGGTTGTAGACCGCAGCCGATGGGCTGGGCCTTCCGTCAAAGCGCTCGTATCCAGCGATGCGGGTGTAGCCGCCAGTGATTGAGCACTCGAAGTTGGCAGCCCGGCGGGCGATGCCCGGGGGCAATGAAAGAGTTGGGGTGACCTGATCCAAGCCGCCATTGAGGCGGATGAGATCGTAATTGACTCTGGGCGTGGTCAGTGGCATCTGGTCTCTTTAGGCAAGAGGCGGACCACTGACAACGGTTGGCAGCTGGTCGATGTCCAGACGGTTCATCAAACGCTTGAATTCAAACTCGCCCCGCTGGTAAACCTCCGGAGCCGATTCATAACCGCCGTAGAACATCATGGCCCGGTAGACGATCATCATCTGGAATCGGGTGGGGAAGTAAGCGGAAGGCTCGTCAGTGGCCGCAGAGAACTCGGTGGGCTGCACGTAGTACTCGCCCACAACAACGTAAGGCTGATCAGGGATCGAGCCAAAACCCAAGTTTTTATCAGGGTCGATCGTGATGACCACTGGCCTTGCATACGTTGTCCGCATGTTCCCGTACATGTACAGGTTGCGGAACGTCGTGTAGTCCATGTAGTTTGACAGCTGCTCGTCTTTGTAGTTTTGGCCTACAGACGAGATCCGCCAACTGTCACGTTTCCAGTTTCCGAAAGTGGTCCCCACACCGGCTTCGGTGGGGGTGTAGATTTGCTGTTGCGTGACCGTGTTGAACTGCACTGGCTGGCGCATCCACTGCCAGTCCTCCTTGGCCGTCTGCACATCAACCCACGCGCTGTTAATCCACGCAGCGATCCGCGCGGACTCGCCTGTAAGGCCAGTGACGGTGACCAGAGGGGTGCCGGCGCCTGAGACGCCGCACTCCACCCTTGCGCGATTAATCAGCTGTAGGAAATTCACGTAGCTTCAGCCAATACGTTGGTGAGCCATGCGCGACCCCGGGGGTTTGCGTCTTCCATGAGCTCGAATGGGTAAGCCAAACCGTGACGCGCGACCATGTCGATCTGGTCAGGAGCCGCGGGATTGCGGGTGACTTGGCTGTACTTGGTCTCTTTCATGTGTGCCAAGATCTCAACGTACTTGCGGCGGACCGTAGTGGGCACGCCACGCATGATCGGCTGGTTGGTTCCGTTGCAGTTGAGGATCACGTGAGGAGCTTGGTTTTCATCGGTGCTGGAGTGAACCATCACGGTGACCATCTCATTCATAAACATCTCGCTGGAAGCCAGTTCGCGCAGGTCGGGGACTCGCGAAACGGGATCAATCATCGGTGCGTCATCGTGGATCTCGATGCCAGCGATTACTTCTTTTTTTGCCATTCTCATTCTCCGTTGGGGTTAAAAAACTCTCTTGCCAAAAAGCAGACCACCCGAAGGTGGCCTGCGTAAAAACCTCTTCAAGGAGGATGGCAAATTACTGGGCCGAGCCGGGCATGTCCATGCAGTCGCTGAAGGTGTCAGTAACACCAGCAGCACCAAGGTCAGTCGAGCCGGGGGTAAACGTAGCAGACGAGCTGGTAACTATTTTGATCAAACCGACCAAAGTTGTACCGGCTGTGACCTGACCGGGCACTGGGCATGGATCGCCAGCGGCAACGATAGGACCTTGCGTGGTTGACACGGCGCCAGCGGCTGTGATCCACACGGCAAACAAGCAGGCTTGCGAGTTGCCCAAGGCGGTGCCGGCCGTGAAAGGCAGGTTGTCGGTAGCAGCTTTAGACTTGAAAATACCGTTGCTTGTGAAAGTCAAGGTGTTCGCAGTCTTGAAGGTGTTGGCGTCGGTGCCTTCAGCCAAGCCGGCGGCGGTGAGGGAGAGGTAGCCACTATTGGCTTGTTCGATGTTGTATGACATGATGAATTTCCTTCAAGAAGATTAGGAGACAGTTGCCGAGAACGGAGTTGCTTCCGAACCGGTTGCAGCGGTGAACACGCGCACGGCGAAGGTGCCGGCGATTGCATCGATGATCTCGATGTGATCGCCAGCAAGGCCGCCCAGTGTCGAGCCGTTGAGGGTGATGGTGTCGCTCGTGGAAGTCGTGGCATAACCCAAGACCGCCGCCGCGCCATCGCTGATAACAAACGCTCGGCCAGACATCACGTCAGTAGCATTGTTCACCTTGATGGTGGTGCTGTTTGATGTGATGGTGGTGCCGATGATGAATCGGTAGACAGAACCAGTGCCGGTAGCATTAGGCAGGGTGACTGCACATCCTGCTGCGGCATTGATAACCATCGTGCGACCGCCGTTGACTTCGCGAGTGCAAGTCAAAGCGCCAGTGACTTCGACTGTCGGGGTGGCCTCCACCGCGCCGACCACGTCACCTGTTAGCACTCCGTTGTTCAGAAGGCTGTAATAAGCTGCATTGCTCATGGTGTGTTCCTTTAGTTAGGACGGGGCCGGGGTAACCCAGCCCCTAGTCATTACAGGGCGGTCACACCGGCTTCGATACGGGCCATGAAGGCGTCGTTCAGACGCACAGTCGCGAACCATGTAGAAGCGCCCACGTAGCCGAACTGGCCCAGCGGGTTGGCGTGGTTGGTCTGCGATGCTTTGAGGACCACAGGCTTGATTGCAGACATGCCCTTCAGAGCGACTTGGCCCCAAGCGTCTTCACCGATGATGATGAATGGGTACACGTCGACGTTGGCAGCACCAACAGACAGCATGCCGCTCGAGCCAACCGAAGCGCCGGCAGCCAAGAACGATTTCAACAGGGGTGAGCTGATGAAACGGAAGTCTTCGCATGCACCAACTTCGCGGTCATGGATCGGCTTGAACGAACCGTACTCTTCAACCCGGGTGAAGCCGGGCAGATTACGGATGTCGCTGACAGCGTCAGTGTGGCAGAACACCACGTATGCAGGCTGCACAGCCCGAGTACCGAAGTTGACACCGGGAGCCAGACGACTGGTCACACGACGCGAACGGTTGGACTCGAGGGTACGAGCTGATTTACGAATTGCGTTCAGGCTGATGGCCGTGTTCACAGCGGAGCGGCTGGAGCCGTTCGCGTAGATCACAGTGGAGCCAGCCTTCAGCACCCCGTAACGAACCATCTCCATCACCTCGGCCAGAGTCTCGCCCGTGAGCTTGACCATTTCGCCGGGGATGTCGTCTTCGTACAGCTGCTCGACCTTGCTGGAGTACTTGAACAGCACGCCATATTGCTGGAGCTGAACAGACACGTCTTGGAACGAGATCGTGTTCGCGTTGGGAGTCACACCCTCAGCCAACACGAAGTTGGAAGCGGTGATGTCCGGTGTGCCGACGTAGCGGCTGGTGTTTTCAATCGTGGTACCCGCGGTCGATGCGCCAAAGGGCAGAGTACGACGAAACACCAAGGTGTCTGTCGAGTTCTGTGGCATCTCGCGTTGAGTACCGAAATCGCCCAGTACGGTGATGGGCTGGGCATGCTCAAGCATGCCCTGTGCAGCGCGGATAAGGTTTCGCGATGCTACGGTGCCGTAATTTTGGATAGACATGGTCTAGTTTCTTTCTTTGAAAATTGAGTTAATAGCCGCGTTCTTTGAGCTCTCGCTCACGTTTCTTGGCTTCGTAATTCCACAGTTCAGTTGGTGACATGTCGCCAAGTGTTTTAGGCGGTGGTGTCTGGCCAGTTCGAGTTGTCGCGGCTGCAGCGAGACGTGCTCCGCGCTCTTGCCTGATTTCCGTAGCCGAAACCGATTTGGATGCGTTGAACAAGTCAAGCATCTTGATCGCGTCTCTGGCTGCCGAGCTGTCAGCGAGTGCTCGGGTATCAGGCGACTGCACGGTGAACCATTGCGCGAATTCAGTCGTGTTGACCGTATCGCGCCAGTTCTCGTACTTACCTTCTATCCGGGCCTCTTCCATGAGGCGCCCCATCTCAGCGCGGGTTTGTGCGACCTGCTGTTGAACGTAGCCTGTCACCTGTTCAGGTGTCAAACCTTGTTGCTGGCCACCCACCTTCGATGCGACGTATTCCTCCATCGCTCCTGCCCACTCGGGAAAATCCTGTTTGAGCTGGTCCCACTTTTCCGGGTTCTTGGCTGCGCTAACGATGGCTGTCTGCGAAGGCGCTTCTTGCGTTGCCGCTTGACGTGCCTGCTGAGCCTCTCGTTGCATCGCTGCCACGCGACCCTCGGTCGTTTTGACATGGTGCAGCAGTTGAGCATTTGCCTGTGCTAATTCATCGATCTGAGCCAATTTGGCACGGACCGTTGGGGATAGCCCAGCCAGCGGATCTTCCGGCTGTTCCAGTTGTTGTGGTTCAAGG